AGGTGGTAAGTGCCAAACTTGTGGTGAAGATAGACCTGCAACACTATGCTTTCACCACAGAGATCCTTCCCAAAAAGAATTAAAACTTGATGGGAGATCTTTTGCTAATAGAAAATGGGATACTATTAAAGAAGAAGTAGATAAATGCGATCTTCTTTGCCACAACTGTCATCATATAATTCATTATGGTAATAGTTGGGGAGAGTTTCTACAAACGCTCGTTTAGCTCTCTGGCGAAAGCGCGGTCCTCATAAGACCTGATAGACTGGTTCGATCCCAGTAACGAGCACTTGACCTTTATGACTTTCTGAGTTATAATGGTCTCATACAAGCGAGTATGGTGGAATCGGTAGACACACCAGACTTAAAATCTGTTGGGCATTGCCCGTGGGAGTTCAAGTCTCCCTACTCGCACTTGCCCGAAAGGGCAAACACACATTATTTCAGTTATTAGTATTATGATTGAACAGTTTATTTCCGATTTGAAAACTATTCCCTCTGAGGAATATAAAAAATTCTTCATTCAAGCAAATAAAGTTGCTGCGATGTATCCCCTAAATGAAGGGATTGATTGTTTTGCTAGGGGTGAATCAATTGAATTTGGATTCATTGAAACCTTCTCAAAATATATTGATATTAAAGCATCAGAAAAGAAAGAAAAAAATGACCCAGATGGTCTTTATCGCACAAAACATCTTTGGGATGCAAAAACGAAAAAATTTGGTTTGGAACCCCAAGAAAAGAAATCTTGGTTGATCAAATCAAAAACTTGGGATTTCAAAAAAACTCAGTCGGGAGTTTCTGAGTTCAAAACTAGGTCCGAATGGTTTGTTTTGATTGATCCTTGGACTCACCGACTTGCCGTTCTTGACGCAAAACTTCTGTTTTCTAAAAACTTTACTGAAGGTAAATCGAGAATTACTTTCTCAGTTTCTCAGGAAGATATTACAATGATTTATGATGGCATAAATGATGTAGAAGAAGTTAATGTTGTACCTGAGAGCAAAACTCTGCTAAAATACATTTGGGAACAAGCACAATAGACTAAATGAAACAATTTCCATTAAAGACAATGCTCCGTTATCCCGGAGGAAAGAGTAAAGCACTTAAAACTCTTGCTCCTTGGTTTCCTAGTGATTTCAAGGAGTTTAGAGAACCATTCTTGGGTGGTGGAAGCATTTCTTTAATGGTTTCGCAGAACTATCCAAAAGTTCCTATTTGGGTAAATGATAAGTATTTTTATCTTTATAACTTTTGGATTCAACTCCGTGATAATGGACAAGTTCTTAAAGACAAATTAAGAGCAATCAAAGAAGAAGTGAATGGAGATGATGAAGCACATAAAGACTTGTTCAATCGGTATCAGAGTGACATTGAAACTCTTGAACCTTTTGAACAAGCAGTTGCTTTCTTTATTCTGAATAAGTGTTCTTATTCTGGTTTGACTGAGAATTCTACTTTCTCAGTTCAAGCATCACGTTCCAACTTCTCTTTGGTTGGAATTGATAAACTTCCAAAGTATTCTTATATTATCAAGAACTGGAAGATTACTAATATTGATTATGCCGAGGTAATGAATGACCGTGGTGAGGAAGTATTTGTATTTCTTGACCCACCTTATGATATCAAGGATTTTCTTTATGGAACAGGAAGGAAACTTCATTCATCATTCTCACACGAAAGATTTGCTGATGATGTAGATAAGTGCCCTCATCGTTTTATGATTACATATAATCTAAATGATTGGTTGCTGAATCGTTATAAAGAGTACAATTTGAATGAATGGAAACTCCGATATTCAATGGTTCATCGTGGGGAAAAAGGAACTCAGGACAACGTTAAAACAGAATTGTTAGTTACAAACTATGTTCTGGATTCAGTTTTATAAATAAATTATATAAAACTATAAAAAACCAATGAACTATAAGGACCTTCAGAACATTTCTTATCTTTCGCATCAAATTCTTACAGAAGCTTCTTCTGAGGAGCACAATGTAATGAATCGTTGGCCTTATGCTTCTCCTTATCTTCAAGAGGAAAGAGCACCTGGTGTAAAACCTTACAAACCTGGTGTACCACCTATGTCTTATTCTAAAGCAAAACCACCTTCAGGTGAAAAGGGAGATGGAAGTGGATATGGTGCTGACAAGAAATTTACTCAAGATACTGACGCAAAGTCATTTAGACCTGGTGTAGATGTTCCAAAAGTAAAGAAATTTGGTAGAATCTCAAGATCTATTCCTCACGGTATTGGTGATCACGCAAATAGAACTCAGTCAAGAGTTTCTACAATCGTTGGAAAGGACCCTGGGGCACCAAAATCGGAAAAAATGCCACCACAGGAAAAGAAAAAGCCAAGTCGTGAAATTATCCGTAAAGGTAAGCAAGAAGAAAGTTTTGACCTTTATGACTTAGTTCTCGCACATCTCCTTGATGAAGGTTATGCTGATACTTATGAAGCAGCAGAAGCAATTATGGTGAATATGAGTGAAGAGTGGAGAGAAAGTATTTGTGAAGAATACGATATGTATGAAGAAAGGAAAGACCTTCCTGTTTCTAGAATGTCTAAACAAGCAAGACGTAAGGCATTTAGATTAGGAAATGAGATTAATGACCCCGAAAGTGGAATTGGTCTTAATGTTAAATCTGACCCAACAGCTAAGCAACTTAGAAATATGTCTAGAGTTGGTGGTAAGAAGGTTAAGCACCATATCAAAAAGGGATATGAGCAAGGTAGTCTTTATGAACCAGACAATGTGGAATTGAATTGGAAGAGAACCCATCGTTGATTCTTATATTCAAGGATGATAATTTGACAATTTTAAACTAATAGTTTAAAATTACATATATAAATAATAATTATTTTATTTTTATAACAATTATGTCTGATACTGTAAATCAAATTGCTTCTGTTTTTGAAACTTGGAAACAAGAAGATGAGAAGTTTGAAACTGGAAATAGTTCTGCTGGAACTAGAGCAAGGAAAGCTCTGCAAGAAATTGCAAAACTTGCAAAGACTCGTAGAGCAGAAATCTCCGAAGTAAAGAATGCTAAAAAAGCAGAAAAAGTTGCTTCTTGACCTTATAAATAAAACAACGACTTAAAACAATGACTAACTTTCATACACAACCTAAGAGTGATTATCCGATGAACCGCTGGTTTATTGGAGAGACCCTCTTGGTTGCGAATATGGTAAGTCAAAGTTAAAAGAACAAACCATAAAAGCAATGAAGAGGGAGAATCCAAAAGGTTCTCCCTCTTTTTTATGCCTTGTGCCAGTTGAGCAACTGGTCGTATGATTTGCCACCAGGGTCCAAACTCTGGTATATTACTTGAGTCGGTGGGGGAACGAGACCCCAAATGCCTGGGACCACTTCTGGAACTGGCACAACCCACTTGCCCCGCAACGGGTTCTGTGGTATTCTAAGGGAGTGGTGAGGGAAGCAGTCCTCAAAGAAACTTGAAAACTGAATATTTACCATATTATTGAGTTCGTAATTCAATGGTAGAATAACGCCCTTTTAAGGCGAAGGTTGTGGGTTCGAGTCCCACCGAACTCATTGGTTAAGTATTATACTTGTATAAATAAGTTAGATACTTAACCAAAATAATGGAAAACAAATCAAAATATCATAAACGTTATGATTGGTCTCTTATTCAAAAGGACCATAATGATGGTATGACTTGGGAGAAACTCCAAAATAAATATGGAGTCACATCTGCTACACTATGCAAAGCAAAACAACGAGGTGATTTTGTTTCCAGAAATAAAAGTCAGGCACGCAAACTTGCGCCAAGCCACCCACTAACTGAGGAAACAAAGAAAAAAATCTCTATTACTAGAAAAAACTATCTGAAAGAAAATCCAGATAAAGTTCCTTATAAACTTAATCATTATTCGAAAGGACAATCTTACCCAGAAAGTTATTTTGAAAAGTGGTTATTAGATAAAGGAGTTTCTTTTATTTCGGAGCAACCAGTATCAATTTATAGTATTGATTTCCGTATCGGAGATATTGCTCTTGAAATAGATGGAGAACAGCATTATGTGGATGAAAGGATAGTTAAGTCTAACTTTTATAGAGATGAATATCTAAAATCATTAGGTATTGAAACTATTAGAGTTAGATGGGCACATTATCAAAAACTTTCGGATGAAAACAAAAAAGATTATTTGAATAATCTTTATTCTCACTTGACCTAGAAAGTCATTAAACTTATCTAATGGGAGAGTGCCCGAGTGGTTAATGGGAACGGTCTGTAAAATCGTCGGCTCTGCCTTCACAAGTTCGAATCTTGTCTCTCCCACCTTGACGGTGTAACTCAGCGGTCTAGAGTGCTTCCCTGTCACGGAAGAAGTCGGGAGTTCAAATCTCCTCATCGTCGTTGAAGTATCTTTAGGGATACTTCATATTCCAGGTAATCTAACAATCTTTTAGATTACTCTGTGTGCCGTAGTAGACAAACTGGTTAAAGTCATCACCCTTTCAAGGTGAATTTTTGGGGGTTCGACTCCCCTCTACGGTGTTCCCTTTATTGGGATTTTAAAACAACTGGGAACATAGCTCCAATTGGTAGAGCACAGGATTGAAGATCTTGGTGTTGTCGGTTCAAATCCGACTGTTCCCGCTTGCCCTTGCCGTTGGGACGGTGAAATAGGGTTCAACTTGACAAAGTAGTTTTAGATAGGTGTGCTGAACCCACACTGATAAGGATCCCCCCGCATAAGGGTACTTCTTGTACGAAACCTCAAGTCTATTGAGAGTGGGATCATTCCCCACCAAGGGCACATAATGGAATATAACTCAGTGGTAGAGTGCTGTGCTGATAACGCAGAAGTCGTGAGTTCAAATCTCACTATTCCAATTGTTGCCTTCGGGCAACATAAAACCCTTATGGGTTGCTTCAAGACAACATAGAAAGGTGACCGAGAGGCTTAAGGTAGAAGTTTGCTAAACTTCCGAGGGAGAATATCCCTCCGAGGGTTCGAATCCCTCCCTTTCTGCTGGCAGTATAGCTGAGTGGTAAAGCACATCATTCATACCGATGCGACCGTGGGTTCAATTCCCACTACTGCCTTGTGTCATTGTCCTAGTGGTTAAGGAACCAGTTTGTGAAACTGGGTAGATGAGTTCAAATCTCATATGGCACCCCGCCCTTATAGCTCAGTGGTAGAGCAACTCACTAGTAATGAGTAGGTCGTTGGTTCAAATCCGACTGAGGGCTCTTAACTATCTGGAAATTCCAGATAGTTCAAATGTGTCTGTCGCCAAGTGGTAAGGCAGGAGTCTGCAAAACTCTTATCGTCAGTTCGATTCTGACCAGACACTTTTAATCCCGTTGATTTCCACGGGATTAACTTAATCCCAAGTGAGCAAACTGGTAAAGCTATCTCCCTTTGAAGGAGAATTTTTGCAGGTTCGAAGCCTGCCTTGGGATTTGGGTTTATGATGGTAAGACTAGTATTTTTTGACTTTATGTGTTATAAATAATTAATAAAGAATAATTACTATGTCAAATCAAAATAAATCCAGAAAAAAAAGAAGTATCTTATGGTCTGTTCCAAAAGAACAACTAGAATTAATTGTTTCTGATAGTTCTTCTTATTCTGAAATTTTGAGAAAACTTAATATATTTTCTCAAGGTTCTAATATAAACACATTAAAAAGAAGAATAGAATATGAAAAAATTGATACTTCCCATATAAAAAAAGGACTTGATTCCAATAAAGGAAAAAAATTTGGTCCTAGTAAAAATAAAATTCCAAATAATATACTATTTGTTGAAAATAGTAGCACTTCTAGGAGTGTTATTAGGGCAAGACTAATACGAGAAAATATTATTTCTTATTCTTGCTTCAATTGTGGATTGGAACCTAAATGGAATGGAAATCCTTTATCTATGGTTTTAGATCATATAAATGGAATTCCTAATGATAATAGATTAGAAAATCTAAGATTTTTATGTCCAAACTGCAATAGTCAAACTGATACATTTGCTGGTAGGAATGTGAAAAGGATTAAAAAACCTAGAATTTCAATTCCAAGAAAAAGAAAATTTGAAGTATCTAAAGAAAAACTTCAAAAACTTCTTACTTCTTATTCTTTAGTTTCTATTGGTAAAATGTTTGGAGTTTCTGATAATGCTATTCGTAAAAGATGTAAACTTTTTGGAATCTTATAGTTTGTCCGTGTAGCCCAACGGAAGAGGCAATAGACTAAGGATCTATTTGTTGGAGGTTCAAATCCTCTCACGGACATATGCTGGTGTAGCCCAATCGGCAGGAGGCAGCAGATTCAAAATCTGAACAGTGTGGGTTCAAATCCCTCCACCAGTACCATATCAGAGTAGCTCAATTGGTAGAGCAGTGGTCTCCAAAACTAAAGGTTGCGGGTTCAAGTCCTGTCTCTGATGCCTTGTCCTCTTAACTCAGTGGAATAGAGTGCTTGGCTACGAACCAAGAAGTCGCAGGTTCAAATCCTGCAGAGGACGCTTGACATTCAATTGAATGTCATATATACTATTGATAGAGGTTAAGTCCCTGTTATATCCTTATGAGATATATCACACTTAATCCATCAAACACACAAACACACAAACACACAGGAGTAAAAGAATGTCACCTTACGAACTACGATTTGAGATTTTTAAGCAAGCATATGCATTTGCTAACGATAAGTTTAGCATTGAATATGATACTGCCCGTTGTTGGAATGAAAATTCTATGAATACGGTTAAGATGGATTATCCAGATTATCCTACATACGAAGAAGTTGAAAAACTTGCTGATAAAATCAACACTTTTGTAAGTTCTAAATAAATTTATAGGGTGCTGGCACCCTTTAAAGATAGATTATAAGGAAGGTCAATCCGATTGGTGACGGAACCGCTCTTGAAAAGCGTTGAGGTGTTAAAGCCCTTGGGAGTTCGACTCTCCCACCTTCCGTTGCTTCTTATGAAGCATAATGCCCTTGTAGCACAATGGTAGTGCATCTCACTTGTAATGAGAAGGTTGCTAGTTCGAATCTAGTCGGGGGATTGACAGAATTTTGATTCTGTCTTACAATCAAATAATGCGAAATTAATTCAGCGGTAGAATGTCTGCCTTCCAAGCAGAACGTCAGGAGTTCGAATCTCCTATTTCGCTCCAGGGTGATTAACTCAGTGGTAGAGTTTCTCGTTTACACCGAGACAGTCGGGGGTTCGAATCCCTCATCACCCACCACGGGATGTAGCTCAACTTGGTAGAGTGCTTGATTTGGGTTCAAGATGTTGCAGGTTCAAATCCTGTCATCCCGACTTGGAGAACTAAATATCTCCAAATACTACAAATTCATTATGTCATTACTTTCACAAAGAGATAGAGAAGTTGTAATTGAGGCACTAGACTTTTATCTATTCAATAAGAAATTTGATCTTACTGAAGAAAAAAGAATGGAACTTAATGCACTTCTGAATTGGATTAAAATCGAATACAATAAACATGAAAATTAATCTTTGGCACTGTAAAGAAATGAATCAATGGAGATGGACTTTATGTGAAGATTCTCGTCCAATTGTTAAACAAGAATCAGGTCAAAGAGAAAATTTACGAGATGCTATGAATGACGTAGTAAATACAGTTGAGTATTTAATGAATACTTGACATTCTTATTCCAGATGACCGAGCAAGCGAACGGGCCCGACTGTTAATCGGAGATTGGTAGGGGCAGTACCTACATCTGGAGTTGGATATAAATTATCCAAATATCGTGGGGAAGTGTAGTGGTTGCACAGAAGTCTCATAAGCTTCAGGTTGGTGGTTCGATTCCACCCCCCGCCACCAAATGCCCATATACTCCAACTGGCAGAGAGGGTGGACTTAGAATCCATACAGTGTAGGTTCGACTCCTATTATGGGCACCTAGGGGTCTTAGCTCAATTGGTAGAGCATTTGCTTTGCAAGCAAGAGGTTAGGGGTTCGAGTCCCCTAGATTCCATTGTCCAAGAGGATAAGAAGTCTGATGTTTCGGACGGGGTTTCGATTACCCCCATCTCCATTACTTGGGGATGCCAGGTTTCGACGGGGCATAAAGGTCTTATCTGTTGACGGGACAAGAAAACAAACGCAAACAAAATTGTTGCTTTCTCTCGTCAAACCGCATTGGTTTGAACTAAACGAGTGAGGGGGTTATAAGTTTCCTTCTTACCCAAAACTTACAAGGAGGTGCAATGCCTCCTATTTTTATGCCTTGTGCCAATATAAGGACTGGCACAAGGCACTTGACATTCCGTCAAAACTTTGTTATGATGAATAAGTACTCGATAAAAGATCAGGCAGCAATACAATACATTTTCCTTTCAAGAAAACCCATAAAAACTGATCTTGCATTAAAGTTAATTCAGCAACACAACTTTGAATCTGTAAACTCAAAACAACATTAACTTGGAGAAAAAATTATGACTTTCCTGACCGCACTTGAAACTGAACTGAACACCACTGAAACTCTCAATGGTGCCAAAGCATATAAATCTACTCTCAACAAATGTGTAGACCTGTTCGGTAAAATCTCTGCCTGTCGTAATGACATTCCACAGGCACGGAAACTATTTGCTCACGCATATATGGAAGACCCTGAGACTGCGACTCGTATTCTCTTCAATGCCCGTGATATTCGTGGTGGGCAAGGAGAACGTGAAGTCTTCCGTAATCTATTCAAAGACCTTGTGAATGGGAATAGTGAAATTGCAACTAAACTTATTGAACTCATTCCTGTTTATGGTCGTTGGGATGACCTTCTAATTCTTGAAGGCACTGCTATCTGGGATAATGTTGTGGATGTTATCGTCAAGCAACTTCGCAAAGATGATGTTGCTCTGAACGCAGGGGAGAATGTTTCTCTATTAGGCAAATGGATGCCTTCTATCAATGCTTCTAGTGCTGATAGCAAACGTCTTGGTCGTGTGTTCGCAAAACGTCTTGAACTGAACGAACGTCAGTATCGTAAGTTCCTGACTGCTCTTCGTTCCCAAATTAAAATTGTGGAACAGAAGATGTGTTCCAAAGAATGGTCTGAGATTGACTACGAACATCTTCCTTCTCGTGCTGGATTTATGTATCGTAAGGCATTCGCAAAGCAGGATGCTACTCGTTACGCAGAATATCTGAGTGCCGTGGAGAAAGGTGATAAGAAAATCAATGCTGGAACCATCTATCCTTATGAGATTGTAGATAAGTATCTCTACAAAGGTGGCAGTCAAGATAAGACTATTGACCTGATGTGGGAGGCACTGCCTAACTATATGGAAGGTCAAGAACTCAATGGTCTTGTGGTTGCCGATGTTTCTGGTAGTATGAGGGGAACTCCAATGGCAGTTTCTATCTCTCTTGCGATGTATATTGCCGAACGCAATACTGGTATTTGGAAAGATAAGTTCATCACTTTCTCTGAATCTCCTGAACTTCAATCCATCGTCGGTAAAACTATCGGTGATCGTATTCGCAATCTTGCCAGTTCTTCTTGGGGATTCAATACTGACCTCAAAGCAGTATTTGAAAGTGTTCTGAATGCTGGAATCAAGAATAATGTTCCTGACGCAGAAATGCCTAAGAAACTTATCATTGTTTCTGATATGCAGTTTGACCAAGCGTGTAGTTCTAACAAACGCACCAACTTTGAACAAATTCAGAAGATGTATCGTAAAGCAGGATATGAGATGCCTGAACTTGTTTTCTGGAATGTGAATGCGATTGGGGGCAATGTTCCTATGACTATCCACGATACTGGAACTTGTCTGGTTTCAGGATGTTCTCCTTCCATCCTGAAAAGTGTTCTGGGTGGTAAAACTATCACTCCTGTTGACGTGATGAAGGATGCGGTGTATAATGAACGTTATGCTCCTATCGGTGAGGCATTCAGTTCCTGAACTGACACAAGGGGGGGGGGGGTTGACAAAACTCCCCAACCTGTAATATAATAATTTTATAGATGGTTCAGCAATTTTACCCATTTTATAGGAAAAACAACCATCTAGCAAACAAAGGTCTCTCAGCATTTCAATTTTCTCCAAACTCAAATCTGAGACTCTGAAAAACCTCAGTGAGACCTTGAAAAAACAAAGGGAACGTGGTGTAACGGTAGCATTAACAAAATCGGTAATCTTGTATAAGATTCGGACAGCAATTTCTATTACTTTTTCTGCAAAAAAAAGGTTCAGGTTCGAGTCCTGACGTTTCCATTAGATGATTCAGCAATTTACTGCTTGGTTATGCAAACAAAATCATCTAGTTTAAAGGAAGGTAGCTCAGTTGGTAGAGCAACGTAAAATATATCTTGCCAAAGATATTCACAGCAATTAAACTGCATTGGGGGCCGTTGGTCGCAAGTTCGAATCTTGCCCTTCCTACTTATAGATAGTTCAGCAATTTACCCATTTTATAGGAAAAACAACTATCTAGAACAAATAAGAGATTATTCAGCAACTCCAAAGGATAACGGTTTATCAATAGGTAAACTTAGGGAGAATCGAATCTCTCAAATAATCTCGAAAATACGGGGATGTAGCTCAGTTGGTAGAGCAACGTAAAATATATCTTGTCAAAGGATATTCACAGCAATTAAATCGCATTCTAAGCCGTAAGTTACAGGTTCAAGTCCTGTCATCCCCTTCGAGAATGTAGCCCAAATGGCAGAGGCACCGTTTATAAAAAAGTCATCTTGTTGTTAAGATGCGTCAGCATTAAATAAAAAGGCACGATTTAGTGTAGGTTCGAATCCTACCATTCTCATACACAAAGACCAGTTTTTAAACTGGCACACAATACTTCCAATGCTCCTGCAGACCTGCTATAATACACAGGTAATCAACGAAATCCAATGAAACTTGTCGGTCTTGCTTTTGGTGTAATTGTCCTTGCTGTTGCTGGACTATTCTTTGAGGCATGGTTGCTTGGAGTGATTCT